TATTGGTACTGTAGAACCACAAGTAGATGAAAACTTAAATAGTGTAAGTTCTACAGGCTCTATTGGAACTCTTGTACTACACGCAGATTCACAACTAACATTAACAGGTGTTACAGCTACAGCTTCAGTAAATGAAGTAGAAGAAAAACCTACTGAAGTACTTGATAGTGTGAGTGCAACAGGTTCTGTACAGGCATTAGCACAAGTTAAAGTAAGTGAAGCTTTGGCATCTGCATCAGCTACAGGCACGATAGGCACAGTAGGTACAACTGCAGTAGTCTTTGACTTCCAAGCTGTGAGAGAGCAGTACAGCCGTAGACGTACAGTCTATATAGCAGAGGCAGCGTAATGTCTACTTCAGCATCCAGAACTGTACGTATACCCGATGAGAATAGATTGGTATTTGTTTCTGCTTTTGATACAAACAGGACAGTAAGAATACCACAAGAGAATAGAATAGTTTTTGTAGAACGACAAGCAACATCTGCAGAACGAACTGTATACGCAACTGAGGATTAAACATGAGTTTTCGTTGGCCCAATAAAGACCCTGATGAACAACTAGATTACAGTGTAGATTGGTCACGTTTTCTTGGTACTGCTACTATTAGTACTGTTACATGGTCTGTAAAGAGTACTGCTTATAGTACTAAGACTACATTAGGTGCAGGACAAACATTAACTACGGCTTCTAGCTCTGCTACTACTGATGATATACAAAACGTATCACAAACTAATACTACTTCTGTAGCTACTATTAATATTGGTGGTGGTACAAATAACATTGAATATACTTTTTTCTGTAATATGGTTGATAGCACAGGTAGTCAAGCAGAACGCAGTATTAAGTTACGGGTAAAGGAACGTTAAATGGCTTATGATTATCTTGGTCTAGTAAATGACGTAAACCGTAGACTTAATGAAGTGGAGCTTACATCAAGTAACTTTGCTGCTGCTACTGGTGAATACAGCATGATTAAAGATGCAGTAAACTCTGCTATTCGTTATCTTAATCAGCATGAATACGAGTGGCCTTTTAATCATGTAGAAACAGAAGAAACATTAACTGCTGGTACAGTACGTTATGCGTATCCTGCAGATGCTAAAACACTTGATATGGATAGCTTTCGTATTAAACGTGACGATACTTTAGGTAATGATACTAAACGTTTAAACATAATTACATATGAAGAGTATTTAGATAAATATGTAGATGGTGAATATAATACATCAGATAATCGTAGAGCTTTACCAGATTATGTTTTTCGCACTCCTAGTTCACAGTTTGGTTTTGTATCAGTACCAGACAAAGCATACACTGTAGTATATGAGTATTACAGATTACCAGTAGATCTGATTAATTCTACGGACGTACCATCTGTACCTGAACAATTTAGATATATTTTATTAGATGGTGCAATGCACTATGCCTATATGTTTAGAGGAGAAACACAAGAATCTGCTATTATGCAACAACGTTTTGTAGACGAAATTAAAAACATGCGTAGCTTGTATATTAATAGATATGATTATGTTAGATCAACTGTAATAGACCGTAACCGTATTGCGATCAGTTCATTTAGAGCAAACTAATACATGCCATCAACTCGTCAAACATACCCTATAGAATTTAAGGGTGGACTTGTTACTAATGTAAGTCCGTTACAACAAGGTATTAATGCACCTGGTTCTGCAAGAGTTCTTAGAAACTTTGAGCCATCTATTGAGGGTGGCTACAGACGTATCTCAGGTTATACTAAATATAATAGTAGCATTATCCCACCCTATGGTGCTCCTGTTGTACATGGTGCTAGTCAGTCTGGTACTACACTTATTATAGGTAATATACATCAGACACCAGAAGCAGGTGATACACTTACAGTATCAGGTGTTACAGGCACGTACACTATTGCATTTGGTGGTGTATCATTTGATGCTACAAATAACAGAGCTACACTAACACTTACAGGTTCTTTAGCTAGTTCTCCCGCTAATGCTGCAGCGGTTACGTTTGCTACAACTACTAGTAAATATCTTGCACTTGGTTGTGGTGTATTCTTAGATAAAGTTATTGTTGCAAGAAATAGCGATCTTTTTAAAGTATCTTCTAGTGCAGTAACACATATTAACGTACCTAACTACGGTACTGTACTTGTAAATGGTGCATCACAAACTGGCTCAAGTCTTGTTGTAGATGGTTTAACTGCAGCCCCACAAGCAGGTGATGTATTTAAAGTAGCAGGTATAGATAAAGTATATACTGTAACTGCAGATGCTAGTCTTACTAATGATGATGCCACATTAGCCATAAACCCTGCATTAGCTAGTTCACCTGCAGATGATGCAGCAATAACTTTTTTAAGTGTGTCAAGAGAAAGTGCTGGTAAAACAAGATTTTCTAGGTATAACTATACAGGTACAGAAAAGATTGCCATAGTAGATGGTGCTAACGCTCCAGCCCTATATGACAACAACACTTTTACTGTTCTTGATGCTGGACCTACAGATATAGTTGGTGCTGGTTTTGTAGTAAACTTTAAGAATCAACTGTTCTTTGGTAAAAGTAACTTATTAACTTTTACTGCTCCATACACAGATAATGACTTTACAGCCGCTGCAGGTTCTGGTACAATCTCTTTAGGAGCCGTGATTACAGGACTGATTGTTTTTAGACAACAATTAATTATCTTTACTGAGTCTTCTATATTTCAATTAGTTGGTAATACAATATCAGACTTTCAGTTACAACCAGTTACTACAGACATTGGTTGCGTAGACACAGACACTATCCAAGAAATAGGTGGTGATGTAATGTTTTTAGGGCCAGATGGTCTTAGATTATTAAGTGCTACAGATCGTATTGGTGATTTTGGTTTAGCTGTTGTATCTAAATCAATACAAAAAGAAGTAACAAGATTTATTAGCGCCAATACATCTTTTGCTAGTGCCGTTATTCGCAATAAATCTCAGTATAGAATACTAGGATATAATACAAATATCAAACAAGAAAATGCTCAAGGAATACTTGGCACACAGTTTTCTGGTCAAGGTGGTGAAGAAATGGCTTGGGGTGAGCTACGTGGCATTAGAGCTTATGTAGCTGACAGTAGGTTTTATCAAAATGTAGAAACAATTGTCTTTGCTAATGATGATGGTTACTTGTATCAGATGGAAGATGGTAATAGCTTTGATAATTTAAATATACAAACTACTTTTGCTACACCTTTTATACCAGTTAGTGACCCACAAATACGTAAAACTTTTTACAAAGCATTTCTTTATACAGATCCACAAGGTAGTGTGTCATTTGATATGAGTCTTAAATTAGACTTTGACCAACTTAATAGCATACAACCTGAACAAATAAATTTTGAAAATACAACAGGTGAGGTTGCGTTTTACGGTACGGCAGTATTTGGATCAGCAGCAGTCTTTAGTAATAAATTAGTAACTCTTTACGAAACACAACTGATAGGATCAGGCTTTACTGCATCTATACAATTTGAATCAGATAGCACAGACCCGCCATTTTCTCTTGATGCTATCACATTAGAATATGGCACAAACACAAGAAGGTAAACCAAAATGCCCTTTAAAAATTTAACAAAAGAGTTTTGTTATCTTATAGCTAAAAGCTGTACAGGAAGAAATGATTTACGCAAAAAAGATGAATCTGTTTATAATAAATGCAGACATAATAACTGGTTAGAAGAACTGTTTCCAAAACCTGTAAAAACAGGTAATCATCCTAGTAAATATGGATATAAATACCAAAAACTTTGGAAGAAGAATAATCCAGCAAAGGTAGTGGCAGACGATTTAAAACGAAGAAGATCTGTAAAAAATGCTACACCTAGTTGGTTGACACGTAAAGATTGGGATAAAATGAACTACATTTATAGTCTTGCGAAAGAGCAGTCATCTATAGTAGGTGAAAAGTATCATGTAGATCATATAACCCCTATAAGAGGAAAAAATATCTGTGGTCTTCACGTACCTTGGAATCTACAAGTGCTCCCATCAGATTTAAACTTAAAGAAAGGTAACTTATAATGGGTACGGGATATGTTCGCAATGACACAGCAAACAATATTGCTGACGGAAACATTATTAATGCGTCTGATCTTGACGGTGAGTACGACGCTATTCAATCAGCGTTTGACGCTTCAACAGGTCATACACACGATGGCACTCGTACTACGCCCTAAGACTGACAATACAGTTGACCTTGGTACAACTTCCTTAGAGTATAAAGATCTCTTCCTTGATGGCACAGCCCATATAGATACTCTTGATGTTGATGAGAACGCAAGCATTACAGGTACGCTAGGTGTAACAGCGGCTACAACTTTAAGTTCCACTTTGGGTGTAACGGGTGCAGCTACACTTAGTTCAACTTTAGGTGTGACTGGTGCTACAACTTTAAGCTCTACTTTAGGTGTAACGGGTGCAGCTACACTTTCTAGTACACTTGCTGTTACGGGTGCTACTGGCATTGATGGTGACTTTGATATAAACACTAATAAGTTTACTGTTGCGTCTGCTACAGGTAATACAGCAGTAGCTGGAACTTTAGGTGTAACTGGTGCGACTACTGCCACAGGTGGACTTAATGTAGATACTATTAGCGAGATTACTTCAGCTAATGGTGTAGTTATTGATGGCGTAACCCTAAAGGATGGCGGCGCTACAGTAACGGCTGATATTACGTTTGGCGACAACGACAAGGCCATCTTTGGTGCTGGCAGTGATTTGCAGATTTATAGTGATGGAGCAAATTCTGTAATTGCTGATGCAAGTACAGGTTCTATGATAATAAAGGGTAGTAGCCTTTCCTTGCAAAACCAAGGCGGTACACAGTTTTACTTACAATCAACAGACGGTGGGTCAACGCGTCTTTATTATTCTGGCTCAAACAAGCTCTCAACTATCAGCACAGGCGTAGACATCACAGGCACAGCCGTCACGGACGGTTTAACTGTAGCTGGCAACGTGTCAGTCGATGGCGGCACGATCAAGCTGGACGGGAATTATCCTGTTGGTACAAACAACGTGGCGTTGGGTAATGCTGCGTTGGACGCTATCACAACAGGTGAAGCTAACGTAGCGATAGGTAACAATTCGCTTACAGCAAATACAACGGGTGTTTCAAACATTTCTGTTGGATCGCTTTCAATGGAAAATAATGTCGGCGGTAATTACAATACTTCCGTAGGTGTCCTTGGCCTAAGAGCCAACACATCTGGCGCTAACAACACTGGTCTTGGATATGGCGCACTTCGCTCCAACACCACCGCCAACTACAATACCGCTGTGGGGTATCAGGCAGGGTATGACAATACTACAGGTGTTATTGATGCATTTGGCGCAAGTGCTTTAGCGAACAACACTACTGGTAATTATAATACAGCGATCGGTGGTTCTACTTTATTTGATAACACTACTGGATCGAATAACGTTGCGATTGGTCGCAACGCTTTAGAAAACAACACCACAGCCAGCGACAACACTGCTGTAGGGTATCAGGCTGGGTATAGTAATACTACTGGTGCTTCAAACACTGGAATTGGCTCTTATGCACTGACAAATGTTACAACTGGAAATAATAATACTGCTCTTGGTAAAGATGCTGGTTTGAATGTTACAACGGCATCAGGAAACGTAGCTGTTGGTCGTGCTACTTTGTACACAAACTCAACTGGGGCCAGTAATACAGCACTTGGTGAAACTGCTCTCTACTCCAACACCACCGCCAACAACAACACTGCAGTTGGGTATCAAGCTCTTTTGGATAGTACGACAGGATCATTGAATGTTGCTATAGGTAATCAGGCACTAACTAATCTAACAACCTCTGCTAGAAATACTGCTGTTGGTAATGTTGCAGGTGCGGCTCTTACTACTGGATCAAGCAACACGTTAATAGGTGATAATGCAGGTAATGACCTAACCACTGGTGATAGAAATGTGATAATAGGTTCTGCCGCAGGTGACTCCGCTACATCAATAGATGATGCTGTTTTAATTGGGTATGGTGCAGGTGGCAGTGCTGCTATGACAGGTCACGACAATGTGGCTGTTGGGGTTAATTCATTAAATGCTACAACGTCTGGTGCAAAAAATGTTGCAATTGGTAGAGATGCTCTTTTATCAAACACCACCGCTGGCAGCAACACCGCTGTGGGGTATCAGGCGCTTTATAGTAATACTACTGGCGGTTTTTCAACAGCCGTTGGAGCCTCTGCTTTAAAGTTTGCTACTGGTCTATATAATGATGCGCTTGGTTATGTCGCCCTTGGTGCAAATACTACAGGCACAAACAACAACGCTTTCGGTGGCGGTGCTTTAGAGTTAAATACAACAGGTAGTTTTAACACAGCTTTTGGACGGACTGCTTTAAACTCCAACACCACCGCCAGCAACAACACCGCAGTTGGGTATCAGGCATTATATGCTAACACCACGGGGAGTGAAAACCTAGCATTTGGCTATCAAGCATTAGATGCGAACACTTCTGGCACCAACAATATTGGGATTGGATATGCGGCAGTGGGTGCGAACACTACTGGCATCCATAACATTGGTATTGGCTCCAATTCTGGCGCACTTGCATCAAACACTACTGGCAACTACAATGTTGCCCTTGGTAATGATGCTTT